TGAAATGATATCATTTGTAGCGCGGTCTTGTAAACCAGCTGTTTGATTTAATTTATAGCCCATTGATTTAGCAATTGAATTGATCAACACATTACGGTCTTGCCCACGATAATTAGAATCTGCAGGAGCTGATAAAATGAATTTAGAAAATGGCACATCTTTCAAAAACATAAAGTCTGTTTGTACGTAACCAGAATCAGGACGCCCATTGATGGGAGTTTTTAAATGCACACTGATGCCGGACTTGCGAATGTTTTCTTCGGGTTTTAATCCGTGACTCACTGCCCACTGACTCAGTCGTTGTACCAATTGTTCTTTGGTCACAGCATTGGCATCCACTGCTAGATCCAAGTCACCACTTGTGGCCTTGCGTCCAGTTGAGCCCAAGGTGTTGTCTTGTAGTTCTAGTCCTGTGAGTTGCTCCAACCAAGCAATGGTGCTTTTGACATCAGTTTGATTGATGCGTTGTGTCAGGGCACGTCCGGACGCATCTTTGAATATGTTTCCACCTTCGTTTAAATTCATTTCTTTAGGCCCAATGCTTTGAGAAATGCGTTGGCAAATGATGCATCTTGTGCTATTTGATCTTTTAATTGTCTGATATGATTGGCATTTAAATTTAATTTTGATAGTGCTGCATTGAAGTCACCAGCCATCATAACAGCAGGTGCACCACCTGTGGCCACTGCTCCTGCCTGTAGTCTATTGGTGTTGACAGCTCCAGCGGTTTGAGGTCCTGCTGCTGAGCCAGCTGGTGTAGCAGTTGCGGGCGCAGTGGGTTGAACAAGCGTCGTTGTTGTTGGGGCTGGTTGTTGTTGTGCTGCTTGCATCTTTGCAATAACTTGTGCATCAGATGGATTGTTGGGATCCAGAACTTTGCCGGCTAGTCTCATGGGCTCTGCAGGTGCTTGTGCTGGAGTTTGTGTGGCAGGTGCAACAGGTGCAGGAGCGGTGGCAGCTTGACCGTAACCTTGTCTCTGTAATGTCTGTGCATATTTGGCAGCCTGTGCCTGTGTTTTTTGTTGCTGAGCAGTGGCTCGAGCTGTGTTGGCAGCTGCCTGACGATCCTGCATGTTTTGTACGCCGGTTTTCGCAGCAGCAGCCGCTGATTTAAGACGGTCAATCAGACCGGCTTCTGTGATCTTTCTTTTTGTTAGCTCATGAATTTGCATCTGTTTTTCTCACTGTACGGGTAAATTTACCAGGATCTTTGAGCTTGATAGCGTTCAACAATTTACGTGTGAGATTTTCAGCTTGCTCTGGTGGGTATGATTGTTCTATGGATTCTAGCAAGCGTATGGCTGATGCAATCACATTGGATGCACGATTTTCGATCACATGGCGCTGATCACGCTCAATATACATTGAATCCAATTCTTCTAATAAACTGCGAGTTTTCTTTTGCATAATAGCTAGAACCTTTTTATTATTTATCGGTTATTTTAATATTCAAAATTAGAAACGAGAATCAAACGTTTCAATTTGATATTGAATTTCTTGCCATATTTGCTGTGAATTGGTAGGATAGATATCTTGATCGAACAACGCACCGTCATGAATACCCAACGATTGAGTCAAATGATAGTTAACCAGGGCCTGATCTAAAATAGATAATTCAAAATCAATGGGCTCATTTAACAATGCATGTTTAATTATATCTGTGGTTTTTTTCCAAGATTGTAATCCTTGATTAGAATTCACAAATTTTTGCCATAGATGTGCCAACTCAGGGTCAGGATTAAATGTATGTTTTAAGAAATTTGAAAGTTTTTTTAATGTAGCATAAAAATCTTGAATGTTGTACAAAGACTCCATTGATACATTGTATGTGGGTATATTTTTTAACTTCCAGGACTCTTCTAATTTATTTGGCAAACAATACCCGAGCTCAGGTTCTGAATATTTACTGTAGTATGCGTTTCTTAACAAATGCGGATATTTTTTTATATGCGCTGGGTGGAGTTCTACTTTTGTTTCATGAGGAATATCTCCGGCTCGAGTTTCTACATTGATTTGATAACATATATTGGCAAAAGCTGAATCAACAGATATGGTCACTACTTTTGTAGGTAAAATAATATCAGATTTATTAAACTGTGTATAATGGCCGCAATAAACTGTACGTGTTTTTTCATAGTCAGAATTATTTACAGCGCCATGACAGGTGCCCAACGACGAGATTAGATTGTCAACTCGATTACCGTTAAAAATATAAGTGTTGATGACATATTCAAGAAAATGCCCGTGACTGCCGCCATAAAAATCAAGTATTATCATATGTTAAAAATTAGTCTTTATTGAACCTAATAATTGTTTTAGTTTGGCACTGTTTACATCAGCGGTAGGCGAGGCAGTTTCTTCATCTCCGGCATCTTGTACACCCACTCTACGTGATGCTTTGATTTGATCCATGACATTGGGTCGCTTGACAAAACCAGAGCTTTGTTGCTGATCTTCGCCTAGGTCTGTGATACGCATGGTTTCAATGTTGTACTCTAAGTCTACCTTTTGTCCTACACCCGTTGAGCTTCTAGACTTCATACACTGAATTTGATAGCGTCCACGCTCTTTCATAGCACGACTTGTAAAAATACCAAACACGTTGTCAGCTGTGTTGATCTTAGAGATACCACCTGAAATATGACTGTGATCAAATTCAACTTCTTCCACAGCTCCACGATTCAACTGCGACGCCGTCACAAGCAATACATTTAGCTCTTTGGCCAAATTACGCAGTTCTTCAGAAACATACTTGTCTTTGACAAACAAATCATTGGGGCTGACTTTGGCGCTCACAGGCATCAACAAGTCCAAATAATCAACCATGACAAAGTCTACCTTGATACCCGTTTGTACCTGTACTTCTTTTAAGTATGCTCTAACGTCATTGATGTTGCTTTGTGCCGGCAAGGCCTTGATACGATATTGCCCAGACTTTTTGCTGTACAACTTGACTTTTAATTCAGTGGTATCCATGTCACGGCGAATATCTTTTGTGCTCATACCTGCCAACATGGCATCTGTACGCAAAGCACATAGTTCTTCGCTCAATTCCAAACTCACATACACACCGCTAAGACCTTGTTGCAACCAGCTCAATGCTATGTTCATCATGACCAAGGATTTACCTGAACCAGATCCACCCGCAAAGATGTTTAGTTCACCACGGCTGAATCCACCATACAATAGTTTGTCCACACTGGGCCAGCCAGTTGATACTTGCCCGCCCGAACTAAAATACTTTTCTAGTCGACGTTTAGGATCATCAAAATAGTCTGTGCCCATGTCTTTGGTTAGACTTATTTGCACAGCATCTTTGATCAGTTTTTCCACTGGATCAAACTCACCTTTTTCCAACAAGTCTGCCGATTTAAGAATAGCACGTTCTAGTTCTTGACGTTTAGTAAAACCCTCAAACTCTTCCATGAACCAGTTGAAATGATCTTCATTCAAGTCTGGAATATGATTGAGTTTAACGCCAGTCGACGCAGAAATTTGTTCTGCTACGGGCATGGTCTTGAAATCATTTACATGCTTGGCAATAAACTCAGCGGCTGGTCTCAATGTTCTGTCAAAGTTTTCACTGTTGAAAATATTCTGCACACGCACATAACTAGATGCGTCCTGCAACATCATTTCCAAGAACAATCTTTGTACGTCAGTTCCGTATTCTTTTAGCAATTTTTTTCCTGTAAATTATTGATATGGGATATACATTCATTGGCAAATAGTGTTTGTACTTCTTCGCTATCAACGTGAAAATAAGGTCTGGACTTTTGACCGTGAAACCAAAGATTAGTCTTAAGTTCGTTGTCTGTGTAATCTTTGATAAAATTATACATGTAGTTAGAATTAATGAATGACGAATAATTGTGTTTGTATTCAAAGCCGCCTAAACTGAATACAAACGGGATGTTTTTTTCTTTAAGTGTCTGTATACAAAAACAAATATAAAAATAGTTTTTAACTTTTTCAAAATTGTCTGAGCAATTTTCGGCCAGCCACTGATTGATTTTGTTGTCTTTGATATACATATTAGTAGTATAACGATTTTTTTGATAATTAGCAAGTTCTAGTGCAGTTAAGTCTCTAGGCAATGCATTGATATTTTTATCCAATTCGTACCTGTGTTCACTGGTAAAAGATAGAATCACAAAGTCCGGAGACAAATTTAGTCCTTGAATCAGTTGTAATGTTATCATGGCGTTGCTACAACCACCATAGGATAAATTATTCACTTCAAAATTGGGAGAAAAATTTAAAATTTTTTCCGACCAATGTAACTCAGGAAAATCTGGGTCGGTTGTACAATAACTGTCCCCACAGATTAAAATTTTAAATTGATTAATAATATGCTCCTATTTGCAGATCTTGTTTCCAATTGGTGTTTCGAGTAGCATCAATGGCACTTAGCTTTGTTGTCCAACTAGAATCTTCATTATAATTTATTGTAGTTTTAAGATAGTTTACAATTCCATTGACCTCAGGTATTGATTGCAATTGATTTATACCAGCAAGTTTAGCCTGACGTGACAGATATTTAAGATCAAAATTATTAGCAAATTGCCAACAAAAATCTGCCGGGTCACCTTCTCTATTGGTTTTTATATGTTGTGTAAACCAATGGTACAGTTCCTTGACTTCCAACAAATTGTAACTGCCCACTGTAACATTGAAACCAAACATTACATTGCTGGATAGATTGTCTTTCATATCTAAAATATTTTTACTAGTTTGACTCCATTTACCGGGCCATCGGATGTACTCAAACGCACTGCCAATTGCATCAATACTAAAAAATATCTTGACCAAGCGAGTTTTGTTCCACAACTCAACAATTTTTTTACTTGGCATAACTGTGCCATTGGTATTGTAGCTTATAAAGACATTTTTCAACACATTGTGTTCTTCTAATTTTGACAAAAGTTCAAAATGATCATCATTGAGCAAAGGCTCGCCGCCATTGAAATGTATTTTTTTTACACAACTTACATCAATATTGTTTATTATGTTGTTTTTCTGTTGAAATAGTCTGCCCATACGATGTAGATCATCACGATCAAGATTTTTTTGCTTTGCCCATTGACTACTGCTATTCGGTCCGCACATGATGCAGGCCAAATTACAAGCCCATGTAGCACTGTGATCAATGCTTTGTAATTCTACTGTACAATCTGGCTCAGAAACTTGAAAAAATTCTATAGCACTTTGTCTGCGACTTTTGTGTCCGTGTTGCTCTGCATGCCAGCATCTGTGACAAGCACTGGGTTGTTGACCAAGATCAAACTGTGCTCTCAATTGATTTAGATAAGGACTGGTGTTAAAATCAAAAGTTTCAACAGACTCAATGCGAGACTCGGCCTGACAACATGGCGCTACCTGTACAAAGTTGTCATTGAATCGATCAATGTACAAGCTTCGGTATATCTCAGGGCACCAATTATTGTGTTCTTTTGCCAATTTGCTTTTTCCTTAGTTCAATCTTTATTCGACTTGTTTCTCGAGCTTGCATTATAGCTAGCAAAGCTCCTAGCTTACCATACTTAATCACTGCATCGTTGACATCTTTAACATCAACTCCCCATTCGGGCATGCTTACACTCCACCCTAGCTCTACAGCACGGTCCACCAGCTTCATACCAGCTGCATCCTGATCGGGTACTACAATAACTTCCCGGCCTAAACTTCTAATTAAACGCACTTGTGCATCATTAATTTCAGCGTGTAGCACAGCCAGTCCTGAGATGCTCAATGCGTCAAACACACCTTCCATTACCAGCACATAGTTCCAGCTATCATTTTGCAAGTCTGTGCCAAAAACATATCCTGGTTGTATATCATTGATGTACTTGGGAGTACGGTCGTCTAAAAAACGTTGGCAATGTCCTACTACTTTATGATTGTATGTAAATGGAATAATGATGCTGTCACGACTAGTGGGCAACAGATTGCGCATGTATGGATAATCCATAGGTACACATCTTGCTTGCAAATAGTCTAATTCTTTTTCACGTTCTTCTGTGAGTAATTCGCCTGATGCTATTTCACGTTGTTCAAAGTGTATACCTTGTAATTCATTTGCAACTTGTTGCCGTTCACTTAACAAGCCCGCAATTGATTTATGCCGAAGACTTTCTAAGTTAATGCGTTCTATTTCTTCTTGTGGTACGTTTAACCAAGTTAAAAACTTGCGTGCTTTGTAACTTAAATTGCGCCCTAATATAAAACTGGCAGTGTAACCGCAATTAAAACAGTGATAACTCCAACCGTCATCTGCAAGTTTTAATCCACCTCGCGATCGACGATCTTGATTCTCACCGTTGTGTACACAACAAGGAGCATTAAAACTTATCCAACCCGAACTGGATGTTTTACGCTTGGCGGGTAAGTAGGTGACAATGTCTAGCATTCATACATTGTACACGAATCTATTTGAGAAATCAAGCGATCGCGGACAATTTGGTGCCCAAGTTCATTTGGATGCCCTCCGGGCATGATCAATTGTCTTTTTTGATTGTCTGGTCGGTCTCTAAAATGCATGGTCCAGGCAAAGTCAGGTTCCGGAATAGTATTCAACGGAATGACCACTGGTGGTGGCATGATATGAAACTGTAAGGTAGGAATCCGACGTTGATAGCTCATGCTGTCAAACAACAATACCGCTTGTTGATAATTTAGAGTTGATAGCTCTCTCGAATCAGTCAACACCAAATACCTTTTGATCATGTCAGTAAATTCTGGACCAATCACACTGCTGCCAAAATGTATCCAGGTACTGTGTACAAACTTGTTCCAGGGCGGATCATTGGAATAGTGCTGATGATTGGGATTGTAAAAACTGGTTCTGTCGGCTTCAGTCAGTGCAATCAATACCATGCACTGTTCCGGATTGGGTTCGTGATCTAACCACCAAAGATATGTCCAGATAGTGCTTTGCAAACTGCCACCTGGTATGCCAAAGTTTTCTGTGGGTACATTGTAATGCTGTCCCAGCAATCCCAAAAAACAGCGACTCTCTCTGTAGGGTACATTTTGTACCCAACAAGGATGAGCATCCGGTTCAGTAGCAGACAGCACAGGATTCAGCAACTCGTCACCGTACATCCACGAGTCACCAAACCCTACAATTTTTTTAAATTTCATCTAGTAATTATTTTGACTGTTACCGATAGAACAAGTTTTCAACACGACCTGTAGAAATAAGCACTGCGACTTCTTGATTGCCCGGGGGTATAGGAGTATAGCCACTGCCGCCCGAAATCAAGTTGATTGTGGCAATTTGTCCATTGGCTATGGTAGATGTAGCTCGTGCTCCTGCACCATTGCCCACAAATTCAATCAAGGGAGGTGCTCGATAACCCAGTCCTGCATTGAGAATATTAACGCCAGTGACCACTCCGTTGCTGACTGTGGCTGTGGCCTGTGCAGGATAACCTGGAATGTCTCCTTGAGCCCCTGTGGTATACACTGAATTGTTGAATGCCAATCTCAACAGCGGGTACCATCCTACAATGTTCATGTAGATGGTACCAGTTTTATTAAGATACTGTGTACTATCTGTCACATTGTACCAAACACTTTGATAGTTTTCTGCTGCCTGTGCTTTGATTGTGCCTGTATATCCCACAAGGTCCATTTGAACAGTTGTGACACTAGCTGTGGGTTCAATAAAACTTGAATAGTATTCGGTGTTTTGCAACGGGCTGTAAGTGTTGATTGGTTGTCCGGCCTGCAATGCCCAGTCTGGATAATTGCTACCAGCACTGCCCGATGTGCCTGATTGTCCAGATAAATTAACATCCGGAATAGTGAGTTGGGTGCTGGGCACAAATTCTGGATATACACTATCCACAATGTCCACAGGAGCGCGAGCACCAGCTTGTGCATCTGTAAACACAGGCTCATACAAATTGCCCGATGCACGACTTATTGAATAGCCAGCCGGTTGTGCTTCAATTTTGTCTAGGTCTTCGGCCAACAGTGTGACCTTGGCTCGCCCAGTGGCAGCATTCAATATCACCATGTCGGTTTGATTCAACAGTTCATCACCGGCTTGATTGACCAAGCGAAATGTCATGGTACTACCTGTGATGTTTACAGGTTTTTGGTCTTGGTTGATAAACTCAAACAATATGACATTATCAACACCTTTGTTAATGGTTAGTTTTTTTGCGTACACAGGGTCATACCTCATTGTAAAGTAAGCACCACTGGTGTCTATCATT